TGACGCAGACGCATTAGGGTTAACCCTAACAAAAACGTAGGTCTACTGCATACAACGTCCATTATGTTAAGTTGATGGGCAGTTGTGCACAGGATATACAGCGTTTGAGGGCGCAAACGCTAGTTATCCACAGGCTGCAATGAATACCCAGCCTTTTTCCCTGTGGATAACCGGCTGGCCCGACCGCCCGGCTGGCCGGATGGGGGGGGGTGGGGCCGGCGCGAAAGGGCCGCGGTTACGGTACCCCCGCGAACATTTTTTATTTTTTGATTTTTATTTTAAGATTGCCCTAATGCAAACCACCATCTACAAGCCCGAAGACGAGCAGGAGTTAATGGCCACTCTGTGGACGCCGGCGATTGCTGATGATCCGGAGGCGTTTGTGTTGTTTGCCTTTCCTTGGGGCCAGGAGAACACGCCACTGGCAAACTTCAAGGGTCCACGCAAGTGGCAGCGCGAAGTCTTGCGTGAGATTGCAGAACACATCAAGCGCCAGCAAGGGCGCATAGATTTTGAAACTTTGCGCCATGCGGTCTCATCTGGCCGTGGTATCGGCAAGTCTGCCTTGGTGTCTTGGCTCACCATCTGGATGCTTTCGACACGCATAGGCTCAACAACCATCATTTCGGCTAACTCAGAGTCTCAGCTTCGAGCAGTCACATGGGCCGAGATTACGAAGTGGTTGGCTATGAGCATTAACAGCCACTGGTTTGAAGTCGCGGCAACAAAGATTACCCCTGCCAATTGGCTTACTGAGCTGGTGGAGAAGGATCTCAAAAAAGGCACCCGTTATTGGGCGGTAGAAGGCCGGTTGTGGTCAGCCGAAAACCCAGATGCCTATGCGGGGGTTCACAACTTTGATGGTGTGATGGTGATTTTTGACGAGGCTAGCGGTATTGATGACAGCATTTGGGCTGTGACGGCTGGCTTCTTTACCGAAAACACACCTAATCGCCTTTGGCTGGCTTTTTCCAACCCTCGCCGAAACACGGGCTACTTTTATGAGTGCTTTAACTCCAAGCGCGACTTCTGGAGTAACAAGGTGGTGGACGCCCGCACCGTAGAAGGCACGGATAAGGCCGTTTACCAGAACATTATTGACGAATACGGTCCAGACAGCAGCCAGGCTCATGTGGAGGTGTATGGAATGTTCCCGTCAGAGGGTGATGACCAGTTTATTCCGGCTGATATTGTGGATGAGGCTGTGGCACGGCCAAAATATAAGGATCAGACTGCTCCCATCATCATTGGTGTGGACCCCGCACGATTTGGCGCGGATGCAACGGTGATTGCTGTGCGCCAAGGACGGGACATTGTGAGGATTGACCGGCACAGGGGTGATGACACCATGACGGTGGTTGGCCACATCATTGAAGCCATTGAAGAATTCAGTCCTGCCTTGGTAGTGATTGATGAGGGTGGGCTTGGTGCCGGGATTGTTGACCGATTAAAAGAGCAAAGATACAAAATCAAAGGAGTCAACTTTGGCAATAAGTCGGCAAATCCCATCATGTATGGGAATAAGAGGGCTGAGATGTGGGGGAAGATGAAGGATTGGCTCAGAACCGCATCAATTCCCAAAGACAGGTTCTTGAAGACGGACTTGATTTCGCCTATGATGAAGCCTGATTCACGGGGAACTATCTTTTTGGAAAGCAAAAAAGACATGAAGGCTAGAGGTCTGGCATCCCCTGATGCTGCGGATGCTATTGCCGTTACGTTTGCTTTTCCCGTTGCACACCGTGAATATCAAGAGCCTACACGCCGTGCAAATGCACAAGGCAGCGCCGTATCTACTTCTTGGATGGGGTCGTGATGGCAACTAAAAAGAGTGTGTCATTGTCAGTTGGCCGAGGCGAGAAGCTGCCCGTGTCCAAGGGTGCTGGTTTGACTGCCAAAGGGCGCGAGAAGTACAACCGCGAAACTGGTTCTAATCTGAAGGCTCCCGCCCCCAACCCCAAGACCAAGGCTGATCAGGGCCGCAAGGATTCATTTTGTGCCAGAATGGGGTCAGTAGCGGCCAACGCCAAGGATGGCGAACGCGCTAAAGCGGCTCTTAAACGATGGAAGTGCTAAATCATGGCTACTAAACCTGGTCTATACGCAAACATTCACGCCAAGCAAGAGCGCATCAAAGCCGGTTCCGGTGAGAAGATGCGCAAGCCTGGTACACCCGGCGCTCCCACTGCCAAGGCGTTCAAAGAGTCAGCTAAGACGGCGAAGAAGAAGTAATCATGGCAAACACCAAACCGATTGGCGTTGCATACGAAGACCAAAACATCATTGGTGCGGATATTGTTCGGGCTACCAACATTTCTAGCACTGGCACGATTGGTTATGCAACGGGTGCTTACGACACCGTAACCCAGCAGAATAACAAGACCACAGCGGTCACGATTAACACGCCTTCTGGTCAGATTATCACGGCCAATGCTCAGATGGCTCCTAACGCCAATGCGGTGTTTGTGGTCAATTGCAGCGCGGTCAGCACCAAAGACGTTGTGGTAATCAGTGTGGCTTCTGGCGGTACTTTGGGTGCGTACAACGTGTTTATTGTGGCTATTGGCAATGGTTCGTTCACGGTAGAAATCAAGAACGTGACTAACAATGCGTACAGCGAAGCAATTCATTTGAACTACGCTATTTTCCATACGGAGACTTAAATGCCACTTGTAAAATCCAAATCTCCCGAGGCTTTCCGAAAAAACGTGAAGGCCGAAGTCAAAGCCGGTAAGCCGGTCAAGCAGGCCGTGGCAATTGCGTATGCTGTCAAACGTGCAGCGCCAAAGGGTAAGAAATAATGGCTGATTACACAGGCATCGCGGCGGCGGGTAATGTTGCCAATGGCGGCAAGCCTAAGAAAAGCGCTTCTGACATTCTGGCAACGGCCCGTGCCCGTTTGGATTTGGCGGTGTCGGCGTTGTCGGAGTCCCGCGAGGATGAGATTGACGACCTGCGGTTTTACGCAGGCAGTCCTGACAACCAATGGCAGTGGCCAGCGGATGTGCTTGCCACTCGCGGTGCGGTGCAGGGGCAGACGATTAATGCGCGTCCCTGCCTGACTATCAACAAGCTGCCGCAGCACGTGCGCCAAGTCACCAACGACCAGCGCCAGAATCGCCCAGGTGCCAAGGTCATCCCTGTGGATGACAATGCGGACGTGGAAGTGGCAGAGGTGTTCAACGGCATGATTCGCCACATTGAGTACATCTCGGATGCGGATGTTGCGTATGACACGGCTTGCGAGAATCAGGTGGCGTATGGCGAGGGTTACATCCGTCTGCTGACGGAGTATTGCGATGCCAATACCTTTGACCAAGACATCAAGATTGGCCGTGTGCGCAACAGCTTTAGCGTGTACATGGACCCCACCATCCAAGACCCCACCGGCGCAGATGCTAAGTGGTGCTTTGTGACGGAGGATGTGACCAAAGCTGAGTTTGAGCGCATGTATCCTGATGCAACGCCTATTACTACCTTGCAGTCCCTTGGCATTGGCGATCAGTCGATTTCCAACTGGTTGAATGAAGACACCATCCGGCTGGCTGATTACTATTACATCGACTACGACAAGACTACGCTGAACCTGTACCCAGGCAATCAGACGGCTTTTGTGGGCACTCCTGAAGACAAGATGCTCAAGGAGATGTTTGGCAAGCCCATCAAGTCGCGTGAGTCTGACCGTCCACGGGTCAAGTATTGCAAGATTAACGGCTACGAAATCCTTGAAGAACGCGAGTGGGCCGGTAGCTGGATTCCGGTGATTCGCATTGTGGGCAATGAGTTTGAGGTGGACGGGCGCTTGTATGTGTCTGGCTTGGTGCGCAACGCCAAGGATGCCCAGCGCATGTACAACTACTGGGTAAGCCAAGAGGCTGAGATGCTGGCCTTGGCTCCCAAAGCTCCGTTCATTGGCTATGGTGGGCAGTTTGAGGGCTATGAGCAGCAGTGGAAGACAGCCAACACGACCAACTGGCCGTATTTGGAAGTCAACCCTGATGTGACAGACGGCCAAGGCGCTGTGTTGCCACTACCTTCCCGCGCACAGCCTCCTATGGCGTCGAGCGGCCTGTTGCAAGCCAAAGCCGGTGCGTCTGAGGACATTAAATCCACCACCGGCCAATACAACGCAAGCCTTGGCATGGGTTCCAACGAGCGTTCTGGCAAGGCTATCCTTGCCCGTCAGCGCGAGGGGGATGTGGGTACTTACCACTATGGCGACAACTTAGCCCGTGGTGTGCGGCACATTGCGCGGCAGTTGATTGACCTAATTCCCAAGATTTACGACACGCAGCGCATCGCTCGAATCATTGGTGAGGATGGCGAGACCAAGATGGTCAAGATTAACCCTGACCAGCCCCAGCCGGTCAACAAAATCATCGACCAAGATGGCATTGTCATTGAGAAAATCTACAACCCCAGCGTGGGTAAGTACGATGTGGTGGCTGTTACTGGTCCAGGCTACGCAACCAAGCGCCAAGAGGCTTTGGAAGCAATGGCCCAACTGTTGCAAGGTAACCCGCAACTTTGGTCTGTGGCTGGCGATCTGTTTGTCAAGAACATGGATTGGCCTGGCGCTCAAGAGATGGCGAAGCGTTTTGCCAAGACCATTGACCCCAAATTTTTGGAAGATGGTGACAAGTCTCCAGAGTTGCAGGCTGCTGAACAGCAGATTCAGGCAATGGGCGCTGAGATGGAGCAGATGCAACAGATGCTTTCCAACGTGGGCAAGTCCATTGAGGTGCAAGAGCAGCGCCGCAAGGACTACGAAGCCGAGATCAAGGCTTACCAGGCTGAAACCCAGCGCATCACGGCTACTCAGGCCGGTATGAACGAGCAGCAGATTCAGGACATTGCAATGGGTGTGGTGGCGGCTGCGATGGAATCCAACGGTCAGTTAAACGGCATCCCTGAAATGCCAGAGAAGCAGATGGACGTGGGCATGGAGCAACCTATGCCACCGATGGAGATGCCACAATGAACGCCGCACAACTGATGGGCATACTGTTCCTAGGCCGCAATGTGGCGCACAGCGTCCACTTGAACACCCGCAGCTACAGCAAGCATGTGGCCCTTAACACCTTCTACGACGAAGTTATTGAGCATGCCGATGCGTTTGCCGAAGCCTACCAAGGCCGTCATGGTTTGATTGGCCCCATCGCTATCCCTGCGGCTAAGAAGACCACCAACATCATTGAGTTCCTCCAAGACCAGCTTGCTGAGATTGAGAAGGGGCGCTACGATGTGTGCGATAAATCTGACTCGGCATTGCAGCAATTGATAGATAATATCGTTGAGCTGTATTTAACGAGTATTTACAAGTTAAAGTACCTTGCATGAAACGCGCAGAAGCAAAAGCAACGGAACGATTATTTTTTAGCATAAGGACACATCATGGAACTTCTTAACGTACTGTCCAAAGCTGACTACCCAGCCCGTACCGCCTCCTACACCGGCACTGCTGGCAACACTGCTGATTGGA